CGCTCGAATGCGTTGCCACGAGCGCGGCTGTTCTTCCCCTTGCGGCTCTTGGCTGGGTCAATCATCTTCTTGGTGGCTTCGTCCTTGAAGTAGCCCATCAGATGAGTCTCGCCAAGACTGCAGAGCCACCGTCGCTCAGCGTGAAGCGTGCGACTTGAATCTCCATCACGCCGTGCTTGATCAAGTCGGCGTTGGTCTTGCGGTTGCCGATCCCTTCGTACAGAAAGAACCAGCCGTCTGGCGCGATCGCGTCGGCGTAGCGCATTGAGAGGTTGCACCACACGCGGCCAGTGACTCCTGGCTCTTCGCACCACGCATCGTTGTTCTCCTGAACGGCGACCACCTTGTCGTCAAGGAATGGTGCGGCTCGCTCGATGCGGGTCATTTCACGCAGGCTCGGTGATACCACGCGAAGCGGGTGCTGCGCTTGTTGGCGACGAAGGTGATCACCTTGACGCGCCACGACTCCTTCAGCGTGTTCAGGTCGCCGCTGCACGCGCCGCAGTTCGTTGCTGCAAACACAGGCTCCTTGCGAGGTCCGCCTCGCTGCGCCTTTACTGCTGCCATAGCACGCTCCTTACGATCCAGATGACCGTGGCGAACGCCAAGATCAGGAAGATGGTACCCGCTGCCGCACCGCCACGTCTAGCCGCCACCGGCAGCGATAGCCCGACGATCAACGCGAAGAAAAGTTGCAGCCCTGCGATCACGAGACCAACGCTATCCCACACGTCAGTGACCGATGTTGCTCAAGCTGCGAACGAGTTGCTCCGTCGCCCGCTCAACCGCCTCTTGGACGGTTTCGCCAGTGAAGGTGATCTCGCCGTCCTCATCGTCAAGGATGACGTGCCACTTGTCGCCGTCCTTGACGGCCTCGGCAAATCGGTAGCCAGCCTGTGCTGCAAGAACCTCCAACTCCTTGAACATTAGACCTCCTCCATCTTGTCGGTGATGACGCGATAGGCGTCTTCAGGCGACAGGCTTGTCGTGTCCACCGTAAGGTCTGCCCTGCTGTCTGTCCAGCCCCTTTCCGTGATGTCAGCGGCTCCGTATAGGTTGCCGCCCACCCTCTCGCGCCTGACCACCTCCGAGGCTGTCAACCGAACGATGAAGATGTCTGGGTCAATGGCTCGCAGGTACTGCACCTCGGCATCCAGCCGCACGTCGTCCACGACCACGCCGAAGCCGATCCGCTTCAGATCGAAGTAGTCCTTGCGCCAGACCCGCAGCCAGAAGTGCGTGTCCACGCCCCGCATTGCCGCACCAATCTCCTGCAACAGTTCCCTGCCGGTCAGGGTGCTGTTGCCGAAGTTGCGGCTCACGGTCAGGACCTCGCTCTTGCCGAGGTCGTTGTACGCCATCGCCGCGATGTGCTTGATGGCGTCCGCAATGCCGTGCCGACGGTACTCACGATGCTCCACGAAGAGCGACGCGATGGTGGACTTGCCGCTCCCCTGCGGCCCAAGAATCGCCAGCGATCTCACGTCAGGATCACCGCATCTGCGACCGCGAGGAACCCGACCACCTTTGGCACGAGTTCGGTGCGCTCGAATGCAGTCGTCGCAGGAAGCTCCTTGACCTCCCAGTGCGGCTCACGCACGCGGTAGAGGTCCCAGGCGTAGATGCCCTGCGGCGTCCAGTTGATGTACGCCGGTCGCGCTGACCGCTTCCCAGCCTCCTCAATGAGCCAGTCGTACTTTGCCTGCTCAATGAGCAGCTCAGGGTAGTGCGTCTCTCGGCACTTCAACTCCAGGATGTAGTCAATGCGACCTATCGGCGTCTCGTAGAACGCCGTGCAGTCCCAACGGCTGAAGCCGTACTCCATCCGCTCAAGGTTTGGAACAGTCGTTCTCGCCAAGTGCGTGAGCAGTTGCTCCTCGTTCATCGTCGTCCTCCCTTCGCAATAATCTCGCCAATACTCATCACGCCGTTAGAAAGAGTCTTCTCTTCTCTACTCTTCTCTTCTCTACTCTTCTCTAGCGCGTGACCAAACCGTGACTCAAGGGCTTTTCCCGCACGAGCGCGTTGCTGACGTTGAGCCGACGTCGCGTCCACTTGCCATCGAGACCAGTTCGAGACAGCCACGACACCAGCCTGAGACACCTCTAGCAGCCCCTCGGCAATGAGTCGAGGCACCGCCCGATTGAGTCGCGGCCCGATGACTGCGGCAAGGTGTTGCCGATCACGGAACTCGCCGCCCTTCCGCATCTCCTTTGCGATCTCCAGAATCGTGACGAACGCACGGAACTGCGTGTCGGTGAGACTGGCGATGATTGCGTCCTTGTGCGCTCCTGCTGACCACTTGATCCAAAGATTCATTTCAGTCCTCCTCCTTCTCTGCCGCTTAGAACGGCAGTTCTTCTAGGTTCTGGGTGTCCTCTGGCACGAGCTTGGGCTTCGCCGGTGCAGGCGCCTGCGACGCGATGAACTTCTGGCTCGGCTTGTCCTTGCAATAAGAGCCGTCTGGGGTCTTGTGAGACGCCGCCCAGAATGCGTTGTACGGCTTGCCACTGGCCTTGCTGATGCCGCCTGGCTTCAGCGTCCAGAGTTCGCCGTGGCTGCACGTCTCATCACCGACGTTCTCGGCAAAGAGCATTGCAGCCTTTGCTGCGAGGATGGCGTCATCCGTCGCAGGGTCAGACCCCCTCGTAGAATCAACGGAGAGGGGTGTAGGAGCCACGGAGCGGGGCGCAACCCTGCCAAGTGGTACTGGGACACCCTTTTCTGGCGAATAGAGGCTCCTGCCCACTCCTAGCTGCGCGGCGCACCTGCGCAGCGCATCACTGGCCGCCGACTTCAGCGGCTCGTCATCCTGAGCAGAGTTCGGGTAGCCGAAGTCCTGTCGGATCGTGGTCTTGCCACCGATCACGACGGCGAGTGAGCCGTGGACGACGTTGCGTGCGCCGTCTGCGACCTTCACCTCGAACTGCCAGCACTCAATGCCGAGGACGTCATCCAGCCGCTGTGCAACTGCGCGGGCGTCCGCGTAGGTAAACGTCATCCCTGCTCGCCCTGGTCGGTGCTTCAGGTCCTTCTCCTCGAATGGCGCCAAGAGTGCTGCTGCGATGTCCTTGCTCATAGTCCCTCCTCGTTCTTGAATCGGAAGACTCGCGCGCCTGGAACTTCCCGCGTCGCGGCTTCAATGATCTTCGGGTCCACTTTCGTTGCGACCTCCTTCCAGTCGGTCTTGACCGACGCCTTGTTCTGCTTCCACGTTGCCTGCCATCCGTTGCCGACGATCCCTGCCTTCTCGCCGATCGCTTCCTTCAGCGAGATGGCGAGGTTCTGCAGCTCTTCGTCAAGCAACTTGGACTCGTACTGCTTCTCGGAATACAGCGCCGCCACGCGGTCAATGCCGTCCGTTGCGTTTGCGTACTCTTCGCTCGCCTGCGGCACGACCTGCGCCAGCGCTTCAGAGTCCTGACCCTGCAAGGCTGGAGGCGTCTGCGTTGCAAGAGAGTTCCTAAACTCCACTGCCTTGCGGTACAACTCCGTCTGGTAGTCAATGCTCGCAGCCACCCGCTCGATGCGGAAGACCAAACCACCGAGCAGGACTGCTACGTCGCACCACGGTGCGCCGGTGACGAACATCTGCCACTGCACTTGCGCTACCACCTCTGGCGGCACTGGGTGCAGGCTCCAGCGCGGTGAGGTGCTGGTCTTGATCTCCACCAAGCCCTCCTCGCCGACGATGGTGCGGTCGAGTGACGCCATCACCCACGGCAGTTCCTTGAGTCGGACAATGCCGTTGCTGCGGCGCAACTCGCGGCCAGTCTCCATCTCGTAGAACTCTGCCACCGTGTTCTCCAGCAGGATGCCGCGCACCGCTGCCGGTCCAACTGGGTCTGGCGTGTATTTGCCCAACTTCTCAGCCCAGAGCTGGTACGGCGTCTTGTATGGATTCAGCCCCGCGATGACCGAGACGTCGGTCGCCGTGATGCCGTCAGCCCGAAGTGCGAACCACTCAGGGCTGCGCTGCTCTGCCTTCACGAACTCGTACTGCTTGCTCACTTGCCCTCCTTCTTTCTGTCCTTCTTGGCGAAGCCTTCGCCCTTGTAGACCACCGCCGCTGGTGAATAGACCATCCGCATCCAACGGCCGCACTTCTCGCAGCGCGGGTTGTAGGTGTTCAGGATTGAGTGCGTGTGTTCTTCCCGATGCGCGCACGAGCCGCAGCGGTACAGATAGATCGGCATTAGCCAAGCACCACGAAGATCATCACCAGAAGCGTCGCTCCGAGGATGCCAATGGCAATGTCAAGTTGCTGATCGCTGCGCCGCTGTTGATCCAGCAGCGTCGTGCGGATTGCCACTTGCTTGTAGACCAGTGGCTGCGTCTTTCGGTTCAGCCTCATCGCATTGACCCCAGTGCCAAGAGCAGCACCATCGCTGCGATGAACGATACGACTGCGAGTGTGTCCAAGATCATTGTTTTCACTTTGCTGCCTCCTTCAACTGCTCAAGGGTGACTTCGCCGGCAGAGATGCGAGCGATCTCGCTCCACGCGATTGGCGCGTGTTCTGCAACTGGCTTCTCGTTGCGCTTCGGTCGCACGCCCAGCTCAAAGATGAGTGATGGGAGTTCGGTCGAGTTAGGATCGCCGACCACGAATGTGGCGTGACCCTTGCGCTCGCTGCGGCTGACCCAGCCGTGTGTCGCGCTCATCAGCGCACTGCCGCTGACTCGGCCGCGACAGTCTCAGCGAGTGCGTACTGGATGAAGTCGTGGCGCAGCTGAAGATTCGTGATCCGAACCTTGACGCTGCCGGTGTCGGCGACGGTCATCCCGCCGACCTTGTGAATGCGGACGACGATGCCGCGTGGAAGGAAGTGACCGTGCTTCGCTGGCACGCTCTTCATTGCGACGTACTTTCCGAGGTCCTTGATCATCTTGTCCTCCTCAGCAGGATCAGCCTTCTGGCTGGTTCCTCCCTGCTGTCACAATCCTAGAACGTGACGTCACGGCTTGTCAACACCCTATTTTGAGCACGATTTGGAGGGGTAGCCTCCCAGACTGGAGGAGGTCAGTCTGGGAGGTCGCTGGCTGGGCCAGCGTAGTCATCGTCCTCATCGAGCAGCTCTAGAACCACCTCTAGGCACGCTCGGCAGATAGCGTAGGACAGGACTGCAGAATAGCCGACCGTGAGGCTGACTTCCTGTTCGGCAAACCTCCACACCCTGCGAGTCTCCCCGCACGGCGTGCAGGCTCCTATGTCCTGCGGCCTCGGTGCCGGCGGACCTGCAAGGAACGGCACTAGCGCAAGCGGATCAGGTACTCGGCTGAGACCTCTCCATCGCCGTCAAAGAACATTAGCCACTGCCCTGGCTCGCCAGACGCGCCGACGACCTCCTGAGCGAAGCGGTTGCTGCTCTCAAGCGACGGACTGCACCACGTCGTGATCTTGCCGTCGGCAAGGACGAGTCGCGCAGGCTGATGCCAGTGTCCGAACCAGAGATAGTCAAACGGCGCGACGCTCAAGCGCCAGCCGCTCGCCTTCTTTGCGACGCCGTACCACGGCATCCCAAGTCCACCCCTGAACTGATCGCCGTGGACGATCATCCCGATCTTGCCGCCTGGCAAGTCGAGCGTGTCGTACCAGTGCCGACCGCCAACGGTGAGGCTCTCCTTCCAGCTCACGCGCTTCTCGCTCTGCACGAGT